TTCAATTTCAGTTAATTCTCCAGTCCATTGTGGTTGACCTTTGATCTTCTTAATGTGTTGTTTTTTGTATGCCAATACAACACATTCTTTAGGGTTATAAATGTATGGTGAACTAGGACTCATCCAAGATCCCCAAGCTGTAGTCTTACTTCTATGTGGTGATTGTTCTTCCAAATCCACAATACCAAAGAAACCAAAACCGATTTGTTTCATGATTTGCCACATCTCAGAAACAAAGAAAATACGACCACCTTTTTTCTGTCTGTTAATTTCATACGGTATGTTCAAAGCAATACGACCATCATCTTTTAACACACGGTACGCCTCATTTAGCCATTGTTTTGAGAAAACTTTGTATTCTTCAAATTCAACATCATCTTCGTGAACATCATAATCAATCCCCACACCATACGGACAACTAGTTACGATTAGATCCACAGATCCTTCTGGTAATGTTTTCATTACCTCAATACAATCACCATTAATTATTGTTCCCAAAAAATCTTCTAAATTCTTCATATTTTTCTTTTTTTCTATTTAAATAAATTTTAGCATTATCATAAATGTAATGATAAAATTTTAAGTTTTCAACCTTGTTTTGTATTTGTAATTTAATTCCTGAATAAAGATTAATTTTAATTCCGTTTAATGCTAACTCATTAATTATAAAATTTTGAAACTCTTTGGAAGCGCTAACTATCTGCGACGTATTTTTTTTTGTTTTACTATTGAATGAAAAGGACCCGTCTCCGTCAAAATATCCCCTAATAAAATGTCTCATCAAATCATTATCTAAATTTGGTTTAGAAATTGTGAAAGTTTTTCTAGAATGGATCCCGTGGGATTTAATACCCTCAACCAACTCATTAGAATATATTGCCAAATGCCCCATATGTGAAACAGATGGTTTACCATTATTATGGGTAGTATTAAACCCGTATACAATTTTGTGATTAGAATTTAAACACCGTTTAAACAATTTTAAATGTTCATCATCTTTTACAGATAATTTCAACTCAAGTGAATTCCCAAATTTTCTTTCCCTGATATACCCATCGGCATATAGGAACCCAAGCCAATAAGCTCTTTCTTCATTATCTATCTTTTCAAAATATTTATGATTAACATCATATCGTCTATTTGTCAAATCAATCCCGTTCATTTTGAGTACTTTCTTTATAGGACTTATCGACATATTAAAATATTCCGCAACTTTATGAATATTTTTTAACAACGAGTATTGTTCCAAAACTTCAATTTCATTTAAGGTATGGTATTTTGAAGTGAAGACGATTCCATTCTTTTTCAACCTCCTCTGAACTGTTGATGCTGATACATTAAAAATTTCAGCAACTTTATTCACATTTTTTAATTTCTCATACTGAAGAACAATTTCTTTTTCATCTAATATTAAACCTTTCATACTAATAAATATCTATTAGTGTGGTGAAGTTACTTTTAAATCTATCATTTTAAATTCCTGCTGTTATATGGTAATAATAACCTTTCGGTGTCATATCCCCAAATGATTTATAAATTTCATATCTTTTATCATCATAAAACATATCTGTGACAATTTCAACTCTACAACCAACATCTTTAACTTCAAATCTAATTTTTTCTACATCAAAGTCTTCTTCTAATGGTATGTCATATACTAACATGTCACCTTTACAATGATCTTCTATGATAAGATAAGCATCTTTACTACAATACTTTTCTTCGTAATCACATTTTTCACGATCAAGTTCTTCAGTTTCATAAACTAAATTACCGTCTTCATCCTCTACTCTCATATAAAAAGTATCGGGGTATGGACCAATCAAAGTATCTAATTCAGAATCAAAATAACTTTCAATACCCAAGACTTCACAAATTTGATCGTAATCCATTTCATCAAATTCAACTCTTTTATCTTGGAAAGTGTTGTATTGTTCTGTATTTAGTTTGAATGGGTAAACCTCGGCTCCTCTGTGACCTAATGTAAATTTGTAATATTTCATATTTTATCTTAAAATAAAAAGTTAATAAATTTATAAACTAAAAGTCCCATAAAGAACAACCATATTAAAATTATTGATAACGCTAATATTCGATAATTTCGTTGTATCTGATCTTCTCTTTTTCCTTGATAATCATTTGGTTCCCATTCTTTTTCCATATTCATATAAAATTTGAGATTATTTGTGCCAATTTATAACCTGTAAATGCTCCTGCTGCAGCCGAACCAGGAAGAATAATGAACTTACCTAACATAGTTTCATATTTTTTTCTATTCACAATATAAGAAATCAGTATGTAATAAACAATATAATTTATAAGGACCAAAAAGTCCAGTTCTTTTGCTGCAAACACAACAATAGAGTTTCCTAAAAATCCCCACATAAAGTTAATGAGGGTTTCTCTTAATAATTCGTTTGGTGTTGTGAGAGCGTCCCAAACATTAATCTCTTTATCTAAACCCGTTTTATTTTTCGAGTGTTTCGATGTGGTGTTGGAGGTACCATAAGGCCTTTCTGAGGTCCTCGAGTTCTTTGTCTTTTCCTTTCTTTCCTGCACGGCTGATATATTTTACTGTATTTCCTAAACTAAATCCTAAATCCCAAGCATCAATAACTTTGATAGCTTCGTAAGGGTTGTTTTCACCACCATAATGTTGTGGGTGATTTACTTGTTCTACTCTTGGTGGTGGACACTGACAAGGTCCTGACCCACCACATACACATTCTTTTTCCATTATTCTTCTTCTCTATATTCTTTTAATAACTCATCGTTAGACATTGTACCGTATTTTCCGGTAAGACCATCCATATCAACAAATGAGGTCATCATAGTTTTTGTATCATAAAGAAGTTGAGCAACGTATAGTGAATTAACGATCTCACGAATGATTTTATACGGATCGGCGTTTGATCCTGGTCTACGATCTTCAACATATCCTTTCCATTCTTTTGCGGTGTCCTGAGGAACTCTAATTGATGCTCCACGATCAGATACACCCCAACTAAACTTATCAATCGCTTGAGTCTCGTATTCACCAGTTAATCGTAGGTGATTGTTTGACCCATACGCTTTAATATGATCTTCGTGTCTTGATTCAAGTGCGTTGAATAGTGCCATGAAATATTTTTCGTTCCCATCGAGTCTCATCATATCTGTTGAGAAGTTTGTATGAAGTCCTGATCCATTCCACTCTCCGTGCGTAATTGGTTTTGGGTGAAGTTCGATATGGTAACCATATTTTTCCGCAATTTTCAATAAGAAATATCTAGTCATCCAAAGATCATCTCCACCTTTTAATTTACCTTGTGAAAAAACTTGATATTCCCACTGACCTAAAGCTACCTCAGCATTAATACCGGTAATACCAATTCCATAATTTAAACACATATTTAAATGTTCGTCAACAAACTCACGACCAACAACATTATGTCCAACACCACAGTAATATTCACCTTGACCTTTAAGAATGTTTCTCTTGTGTCCTAAAATGTTTCCATTAACTTCTTCACGAATGAAATATTCTTGTTCAAAACCAAACCAAAGATCTTCAAAATTTTCACCAATACTTGCTCTTTTATTTGACTCATGTGGTGTTCCATCAGGATTTAATACCTCACATATAATATAAACGGTGTTATTTTCCATTGGAAATGCGGAAGGCATGTAATGTCTCACAGGTTTCAACAATCTATCTGAGTTTCCTGTTTCAGCCTGAGATGTTGATGACCCATCAAAATTCCACATAGGAAAATTTCCATCAAGAAACGCATTCTTAACAGATTCATAATCAACAATCTTAACTTTACTTCTTAGGTTAGGTTCAGGTTTATATCCGTCTAACCAAACATATTCCAATTTAATTTTCATTTCATTTTATTTATTAGATTTATTATTTCTTCTTTTGTAAATCCTTCATTAAATAACCTATAAACTTTGCGTGAGAAATCGTCGGTGCAAATAATTGCATCGGCGTCTAAATAAGTCATAAGATTTGGTAGGTTATTTAAAATATTTTCTTTCTTTAATATTCTCTTATTAAATCCCATCGTTAAGGTCATTTTTTGTTTTTTCGTATTCTTGAAGTCTTTTTTGCTGATTAATATATGATACTAATCTTCTTTTAAACAATGGGAGTAACGTTTCATCCATGGGGAATGTTCCAGTACAAATCATTTCAAAAACAGGATTTTCCTTTGTTTCTTTTTCATCCATTGTGGAAAATGTAGATATAATTTTTGGTAGCGTCAACTCTTTCGAATCCTCGTTATAAATTAAATTAACCCATGTTTTTGATTCGGGAGATCCTTTTGCTGCGGGTTTAATATGATATTCCCAAACATAGATTTGACCGTTTTCTTTATTATTAAAATAAAAAAATCCTTTTTTTGAAAAAATGTTTTTTTTATTTTTTTTAACCTTCATTTCAAGAGCATCAAAAACTATAGTCCATACGGATTTTGCAACATTGAAGTATTCCATTATTCTTGGTGCGGAATAAGATAATATTTGTACAAATTCATTAAATTCTTCTGTAGATAGTTCAGGGATATCTCTGACTTTTAAATCTTTAACCAATAACTCGTCGTCTATTGAGTCTAACTTTTTATCGGTATAGATTATTTTTCTTTCCTTCATAAGAGTCTGAAGGTTCATAAGATGTAATGACAATTCAATGAAACCAGGGTATAATTCTAATTTGTCTAATTTTTCTCCCATTTTTTGGAAGTAGGAAAGTAGTTTGTATTCTTTATGCTCACGATCGATGGGTTTTTCAAACATCCAATCGGTTTCCATTAAAAATTTTATTTTTGGTTTTCTCTTTGCCATTCTTTTATAAAAAATATCACAAAGAAATAAAAAAATAAAGACCTAACTAGCCCTCATTACATAATACCAATCACCATTAACCTGTGTTTCAAACATTTCTCCATCATATGAGTTCAATAGATTACCATAACCATCACTATTTACGACAATCTCAGTTACTTCATCTAAATCAACAAAATCCATTATAAAACTACTTTCATAACCATAGTGTTTAATAAAATCATCAATATCATCAATATATTCACTAACTCTATCATCAATTTCATTTTCTATTGAACTTTCATCATAACCACCTTGTGGATCTTCTTTTATGTTTTCAATATACTCATCTGTGTCTTCAATTTGTTGTTCTATTTTTTCATACTCTTCCTCTGAAAGATCTTCATTTCTTAATCTATTATTTAAATTTTCTATGGTTTTTGTTAATTGATTAATTTGACGTTGTTGATTTGTAGATAATTCTAATCCTATATCATAGTTTTCAGGATCATCTCTAATAATGTCTTCATAAAAATCTCTTAACCAACCTTCCCACTGTCCTTTATCAAGTGCTTGATCCCAAACCCAACTTGTAAATGCGTCATAACCCATATCATCAACTGCATTTTCAACATATCTTCTAGCGGCATTATCTAACTCATCTTGAGTATAAACATCATATGTGTCAGGTTGTAGAGTATCGCTACCTAACCATTCGTATTGTTTTCCAATACCGTAAGTGGCGCTACCACTAGGATAAATAAAATACTTGTCTTCTTCTATTTCATTTCCTTCTTCGTCTTCATATAATGTAGGTATACCTTCTTCAACTAAAAATTCATATAACGCTTCAGTTCTTTCAGATTCATCATCATTATTTTCGATATTCCACTCATCATCTTCTCTATAACCATCAAGTTGCGAAATTTTATAATCTCTTTGTTTTTTTAGCTTTATTCTATGCATTGTAGATCCCCAATCACTAATGTATCGATCAACAGTAACACCATCAAGATGTGGGACATTTGTATTGGATACGTCTAATCGTCCAATAACTCTTACAATACCTGTAAGTGGTCCAACATTTTTAAATTTTCTAAGATCTAAATCACCTTTAATAACAATACCCTTACCTCTGTATGGTTTTAACATTGATACTCTTGCCGCAATTCCACCAACATCATCCAAAACTTCAGTATATTCGTCAGGAGTCAGTGTTATGAGATTTTCATCATTTTCAACAATGAAGTTTTTTATGAGGTATTTTAATGACATATGTTATAAATATCAATTTATTTAAGTTTAATTCTAATAATTGTTGACTTTATTTCATAAGTACAAATATTTATGAGTAAATAAACCTTTAAATCTTATTTATCATGGGTTGTGGATGTAAAAAAAACCAAGCACAGCAAACTCAAGCACAAGCACCGGCAACGGCAGCGGCTCAACCACAAGTAAAACAAACTAACGTGCAAGAGTCCGTGAAGAAAATCGTTCAAAAATATTATAGAAACAAGTAATTTGTTTTTAAGTGTTTGATATTACTGTAAGGTGTTCCATAATAGAACACCTTTTTTTATTTATTTGATATTTATACGATATGAGTTTAGAAGTAGCAAAAGAATTAGTTGATACGTTTAATGATGGAAATTTTGAGGAGGATATTGAAGGTTATTTCAATGATCTAATAACGTTTTTCAGGTTCGTTAAAAAATACGGTCTTTTAGATGAATTAGATTTAGGTCAAGTAGGTTATCGTAATTGGGATGATGAAATCATATCATATTTGGATGAAAATGGTGTTTTAGGTAATCTTAGTTATGAAGATGCACCTGAAGAACTTAAAAATATATTACTTTTAAAAGGTTTAGAAGACAACTACGAAGACACAGTTTATTTTATAATTAAAAATCTAATAACTGATGTTGAAATTAGAAATGGTGGTTTTTATCTTAAATTAAGAGATAGAGAAGAGTTAAGTGAATATTTTTGTAGTGGTAGTAGAAGAAGTGATAGTGGCCCTAGATATGTTGCAAAACTAATTTTAAGTGAAGATGGTTTAGGTCACGATTGGTATTATGATTCTAGTATGACACCATACGATACAGTAGATGTTTTAAATGATTCTAATATTACACATCTTAAAGATGTTA